ATTTTCTTCGGAAAAAGAGGTAGAATCTGAGGCAGCAATTTGTATTTACCGCCAATATAATTAAAAGGATTTTTCAAATAATTTATATTTACCATCTCCTTGTGTTACTACTTGTCCTGATTTCAAACTTTCTTGAATTTTGATTACTCTTTGGTTTCTTGAACCGCACCAAGCAAGAGAAATATCTCTTTGCGACTCATCATATTTACCATCAACAAGGATGTCTATATAAGGTAAGATTTCGTTTACAATAAACTTAGATTTCAATATCTGTTCATATACATAACCTGTATATAGCCATATTGTTTTGCTTGGCAATTTGGTCTTGACCGTTTTTACAATATTAGATATTTGTTGTTGATTTGCTTGCTCCAATGGGTGTCCACCTGAGAGCGTTAGCCCCGATATATAATCAGGACTTAACGCTTCAAGTAATTCAGTCATAGTGTCATTAGTAAATGGTTGTCCGGCTGTAAAATCCCAAGTTGAAGGATTTTGACAGTTGTAACAATGAACGGTACAACCGCTTACCCATAGTACAACTCTAACTCCAATCCCATTGGCAATATCGTGTTTAGTGATTTTGATGTAATTCATTTACTACCCATTAAAGTGCTTAACTCTCATTTCAACTTCTTCTTGTTTTCCTTCGTTAAATGCTGTTTGGTAGTTTCCTGTTAAATACCCCGTAACTCTACGCAATCTGCGAATATCTTTGCATCCACACATCGGACATTTATCATTGATTTCGTCAGTATATCCACAATTACAGCACATATCATTTGGCACATTGATGGCGAAATACGGAACATCTTTATCCATTGCGTAATTAACTATTGTCTCTAATGCTTTGAGATTATTTTTTACCCCAGCGTCCAATTCACAATATGTAATACATCCTGCACTTGAATATCCAGTCAGTTGCGACTCAATATTAATTTTTTTAAACACGCTCATCTTTTTCCAAACAGGCACATGAATTGAATTAGTAAAAAATTTCTTATCTGAGACATTTGGGATTGTGCCATATTTTTCTTTAAAACGAGTCATTGCAGTAAAGCACAGATTTTCGGCAGGTGTGTAATAAACGCCAAAGTTTAATTTATATTGTGCTTTAAATTCCTCACATCTATCTTTAAACAATTGTTCGATTCTTTTAGCTAAATCCATACCTTTTTCGCTTGTATGGTCACAACCAATGAGAATTTGTAAGGCTTCAGCCAAACCTAACTGTCCTACCGCCAATGTGCCATGCTTTAAAGCAGAAATAATATCCTTACCGTCATATCCTTCCATAACTCCATTTTCGTACATAAATTTTGCAGATTCAGAAGGCTGAGATGCTATGTATTTAAATCGCTCAATAAGCATATCTTTTGCTTCGTGAATTTTCTTATCAAGAATTTGCATAAATATATCTATAATCGAAAAATTATCTGTCTTTTGTTGAGCTTTCTCTTTAGCCTCCATTGCAAGTGTAGGCAAAATAATTGTTACAGGGCAAATATTACCTCGTCCGTCTTTAAGCTGATTAAAACCATTAATGTCGTATCCATTAGCTGTCCTGCACCCCATAGTTGAAAAATAGGTACTCGGATCGTTTTTGTCATATCCTTCGTTGCCGCTCCAGTCAACATTGGCATAATTCGGATACAGTCTCAATGATGTTGATTTCAAAGCTAACTGGAATAAATCATAGTTTGGATCGCCTTCTTGTCGATTTACTCCTTTCATCATTTGAAAAATACCGCAAGGGAATATTGATGTTTTATGTAGCTTTCCTATGCCATTAATAGAGACTTCAAGCAAAGCCTTTGTCACCATTCTGCCTTCTGGTAAAGTACAAGTACCATAGTTAATTGAAGTGAACGGCAATTGATTTCCACTCCTGCTTTGCAATGTATTAAGGTTATGATACATACCTTCTACCGCCTGCAAAACTTCTTTCTTTGTCATATCCATTGCGTATTGGTATATGTCACTTTTAAAAGACATATAGAAAGGACTTGTGATTGATTCGTTTTCTGGTTTAAAACTGCCCTCGTATTTATTAGCATCAATTTTAGCAAGATAGTTTAAACCGTCCTTAAAGTGTTTCCAAAAACTTTTTCTCACATAAGGAATCATTGTCCAATCTAAATGTGTTGCCGATACTCCGCCAAACTGTTGTAAACTTTGTAACTGAAAAATCACGGCTACCAATTGAAATGCTGTACTAACTGACTGTGCTGGTCTAACATCGGTTTGTCTTGTATTAAAACCATTAGCTAACAATTTATCAAAAGGAATTGAAAGACAATTGTGATCTCCTACCGCATAATGGTCTAAATCGTGAATATAAATTTCATTATTAATATGATTGTTTTTAGCCATATCAGACATACAATAATTCAAAGCATAGTCTTTTGTAACAGCACTTGTTACTGCCCCCATACGACCACCAAACGATGCTTCATCCACATTAGCATTTTGATTTTCTATATTTTTGGCAAATAACTTATCGGAAATCTCTTTGGCTAACTTATTATTCTTTTCACGAGCCTTCGTTCTCTCGTTTCTATAAACTATGTATGCCTTTGCCACATCTTTGCAACTGCTTGCCATTAACTTTTTTTCTACAATATCCTGTATTTCTTCAACAGTTAGATTGTGATTAAGACTTTCGATTTCTGTAGCTATTTTATTAGCAAGAAAAGTTTCGTTCGTTCCTACGCTACACATTGCCTTCCTAATAGCAGAAACAATCTTTGATTTATCAAAATCAACTTCTCGACCATCTCGTTTAATTACTTTCATACCTATCACCCATTCTTCCTGAGAATATCACCATATGTAAGATGACTAAAGTTAAGCAGGTTATGACAATTGTTACAAGGTGTGCTTACTGGACTTCTTTCCTTAAGTGTGATTTTATTTACAGATTTGCAGAAAGGACATTTGGTAAGAATCTGTACACCACATATATTCATAAAATTCCTTACAAGAGGATCAACAACATTATAAGCTATATAAGTACGAATAATATTGTCCTCATTTATGTATGCACTTTTAGTGTTCTCACATGTGTTGTCATATTTATGTATAACTGGTGCTGTTGGCACAGGCGTCTTATCGCTACTAACTTTGTTTGCCTTTATTCCATCAATCAAACCTTTGACATAATCATAACCTTCAACTTTGTGCGGATTATCTTCTGCATTTTTTACGAATAAAACATCAATTTTATGTGCGTTTGCGTACTCAATTTCCTTGATAACACCTGTTGAATCGTACCATTTTTCGCCTGTCACCCATATTTCATCACATTCGGCAAGCCGATACAGACAAAGTTCAAGTCCATCTTCATAAGACATATCATTGTACAGAAAGCCAAACATATGTATCGGTGAAATAAACATATAATTCGGATGTTTCTTTTGCTGTATTTTAATTATTTCTTCAACCTCTTTGAGGTTGTTTTTGTCACCACCGTATTTATGGCTGATATACACTGTTTTTTCAAATTGCTTCATTCAATTCCTCCTATTTATTTTTTACTATCAGTAAATTCAAAGCATACGCATCACCTCCTTTTGTTGTTACCTTTAACCCTGTATTAGTCTTTATTTTTGATTGTAATTCGCAACTCTACTGTTTTACCATCCTTTAAATCCCATTCATACCCACTTGAGATTTGCTTTGGAGAAGAAAATCCACCCAACAATTTATTTACCATATAATCTCTAACAGCTCCAATTGCTTCATCTGTAACTTCAGATTTGTTTTGCCACATATATTTGTTTTTATGGTTTAATGTGCCAGCGTATATGCCAAAAGTACCACAACCAACATGATATTCTGCCATTTAAGCTCTCCTTTTTGTTGATTTTTTTAAACTTCATATCTATTAATTTCTTTAGCTGTCAATTCATCTTCCCCATTCCTTTCGTTTACTCCTTATCCATCTTTGCACCGCAATCAGGACATTCATTAGGTATTATCAAATGTGGCAATAATTCATACGGTTCTAAATAATGTCCACATTCAGAGCAATAATAACAATCTCCATCATGATCATAATCTTTTATCCATTCAGCCATTACCATTACCTCACTTTCTCTCACCGTAACTGCAAAAATCATTTAAGTCATTATAGACATACTCACCGTCACTTAAGTTGTAAATTCGTTTGCATAAAATCATATTTAAATCATCGTCATATTTGCCAAAAATACAATCTTTACACCTGACAACCTCCTGTACATCGGCGATGGGTACTGTATCAAGCAATTTTGCGGCATTATAAGCGTAATCGTCTGCTAAAACTTTCTGTGCAGCTTCACGCTCTATGCATTCTTTTTCAACCATTGTTTACCTCCATTTTTGTGCCGCAGTAGGGGCAATATGGGTATAATCTGTGCTTTGCCATAATGATATACTTATGGCAGTTTGTGCAAGTAAATCAAGCACAACCACAAATATCTTTTTCAAATTTCCACTTTCCGTGTTTAACTTCTTGAACATTATGCATGATTGCTTCGTTAGGCTTAATTTTTAATTCAGACATTGTTTTCATGCTCCCTTTTTTCAGCAATAAGATTTAAGCCTTTGTAACAATCATCACATAGCTGTATTTTAATTTTTCTCTTGCGTTTGACAAGAGTTTTAATCCGAGTAAAGTATTCAGTGTCAATCCCTACATAAAACTCCTTCATTTTAACTGTGTGTCAATTAATAAAATTTTTTCACCGTTTACAACTGCATCAAGCACATCAGAACTACAAACTGCTTCGTACTTCCTCATTTTTTACACCTCTTTCATTAATTTTCTTTGAGAAAAAACTCCGCTATCAACATACTTCTCAAGGCTATCTCTTGTCATCACTCTTCGCCGCCCTCAATCGGTAAAGTAGTTTGTAGTAATATTGCAATCAATCATTTAATTCACCTCTATTAACTGTATTGTATTTTCTCTTTGTCATATTTTGCCTGTCTTTCTACAATCCTGTTCATCCATTCTGTAGCTTCTGGCATTGCTTTGAGAAAGAACATACAGTTTTGAGCATCTTCCTCGGTGCGATTTGAGATTACATAGTTAATTTTTTCTTCAATATCTTTAAACTCTTTACGGTCATTTATAATACGCTCCATAGCTTTCACAGTTCCCGTTTTACTGTCTTTATACCTTTTCTTCATTCTCAAGAATCTTTCAACAGCAGGACAATCTATTAGTACAGATTCAATTAGCTTATCGCCTTTGTAATTATTCTTGAAATCTTCAAGTCCCCTCGGATCGATTATGTAAAAATCAGCGTCATCAATTTGCTGCTGAGTTGCACAATATCTGTAACCGTTAAACTCGGTATAAGCCACGATATTGGTCAGTTTATCAAACTCCTCATCTGTTACAAAAATGTGTGAGTTTGGAGATTCGTTATCTCTTCTTGGTCGTGTCGTATAAGACACAACCTTTTTGCGGTTATATTCCTTACAAACTTTGTCCACTAAATAATCCTTACCAGAGCCTGAAGCTCCGAGAACTAATACAATTGATTTAATAGCCATTATTTTTCTCCTTTTAGTAACTACTGAAATAAACATTATCTACCACTGCATACGGTGCTCCAAACGAATGATAATAACTCATTCTGAACGCTTTGACATGATAATCTCTATCTCCACTTAATATCCTTTGAGCAACCGAATAAGACAACTCACTCGGATCTCTTGTGTAAAGAATACCTGCCACATTGAATGTATTATAATCAAAAGCTACTGCTCTCAATCCACCGTTACTGTCAGCTAAATTCATTGCCGTTGAACCTACCAACCATTGACAATACTCGCTACAATTACCCGCTTCGCAATAAATTACTCTTGCCAACAAATCTACCTCATCTGACGATGTGTTATATGTATTATTTGATTTTGTAATAGTTTTTGTTTCTGCTTGAACTTCAACTTTTTCTGTTGGCGGTTCTGTAGGAGGAGAGGTTGTTTTAACCTTCTTCTTGTCTTTTTTAGTTTTCTCAGTTGGTTTTACTGTTGTTGGTTCTGTTGTGACATGCACGGTTGTAGGTTGCGTTGTTGGTTTGGCTACCGTATCTTTGGTGGCTGTATCTCGTGTTGCAGTGTCAGGGGTGGAGATGTTTGGTTCTCCACAAGCCGAAAAGCCAAACATCATACCTAACATTACCCATAAACTTGCTATCTTCTTACCAAATCGGATATAATCACCCTTCCTTAATTTCCCATTTTCTAAATTTATCCACATAATCATCAGTGAAAAAACCTCTAATAATAAGTGTTTGTGGCTTATTTGTGTCTATAAGCATTAATCCAAGTAGACTTTTACCCGACAACACTTCCTTGCCTTGTGCTACCTCAATAATGCCACTCATTAATTCATCTGCTATGTGAAGAAAATCGTCAAAATCATCTTGCTGAAGCTGAGTGTGTAACATTACTGTTCTATGTATTTTGTTTTCCATAGCTTACTCCATAACCGAGCCTACTGCCCACTTACTAATTACTGAGTAAATATCTTTGTCACACACACAAGTAATAGTATTCCAATCAACATTATGTGCTGCTTTGGTTTTTGCTCTTTCAACACCGTTTGCAAGAACAAGACTTGCAAGGAATGATTTGCCACTGATAGACCAATCTTTGCCATTTTCATCTTTACCGATAAGAGTTACTTCTTCGTCAATCTGACTTACAGCCTCTGTAAAATCAGACACATCCTTAAGTGTAACAAGTTCAATTTTTTGCCTCATTCAATCACCTTTCTTAATTTAGCAATTTATATTTTGTTAAATTCCAATACCCCTTTTTATCTTTGTAAATACCGTCTAAAGGCACATAAATTACATCATATTGTTTCAATGGCAATGATGCAAAAAGATAGTGTTTTAATGTTAAACTTCCTTCTTTTCCAGTACCAACCGAACGATACGAAATTCTTTTTGCAAATTCCTCGTTAGTTTGTTTGTTTTTAAGAGGGTAGACATTCTTTACGAGCAGTTTCTGCCTATCTTCAGCTTTGTGTGTGGTTAAATCAATATACCCCAAATATTCTTCCTGTGTTTGAATAATGCGTTTATAATTCCAAGCCTTGAAATTCATTTGATTTGCAATAGTTTCGATGCCATTTAGTATGTTATCTATGTTTTGAATAGTGAACGATTCTTTAATAGTGTTATCTTTCTTTAAGTCTGTACTATTATTTTTTACTATGTCGTACAATTCAAAATGCTCTGTTTGTAATACGGACTTCTTAATATTCTTGCGAAATCCCTTGCCGGTAGACGCTCTAAAGAATTGATAAGTTGCAAGTATGTATAATAGTTTCGATTGAATTCCGTAGTGGTCGAAGAAACCTATTTTAATTAAAATTTCTATTTTAGATAGCCCCACAGAAGTCTCTTGGTCAGAGAGACGAATTACATCTATAAAACTGGTCGGCTGTTGGTTGTAAACTTTAAAAAGTTCTGTGGCGACCTCTTCAGATAAGAACTTAACTGAACCAATACCTTTTGCAATTGCATGAAGGTCTTTGTTAAAATAATAGTTTCCTAACGAAATTCCGAATTTAGGCAATGTAATTTCAATATCTTTTGCTTTAGCAGCTTTTTCTCCCGTCTGTATTTGTTCATCATTCTTTGCACAGTTTAAATATGCTGTGCAAAACTCATACGGATAATAGTAGTAATAATAAGCACACAAATAACTAATCATACAGTATCCAATGGCGTGATTCATACCAAATTGATAACTGGCACTGTCTTGAATAATCTGAAGAAACTCTTTAGCTTCCAGTTCTGCAACATTTCTTGGAGAATTTGATTTATGACAATAACCTTCAAGTATTGACGGCAATGCTTTAGCCAATCTCTTTTCATCTTTATGTCCGATTGCTCTACGCACATTGTCAGCTTCGCTGCCCGACAGTCCGCATATTTCTTGAAGAAACTTAATTGTGTCCTCTTGAAATATTAAATATCCATCGTTTTTATTAAGCAGTTTATCTATAACCTCTGACGGATTTTTATGAGGTATATGCTTAAATAGCTCCTCTCTGTAAGAAGAACCTGATGGTCTAATAGCAGCCGTGACTATTGCCATATCCAAAATACTTTTAGGCTTATATTTTTTTAAACAATCTATAGCAAATGGAGACTCAAACTGAAAAATAGAACCTGTAGTTTCTAACATACTTTCCCATACATTTTGATCATCCCAATCAATCTCGTGAGATTTTGGATAAGGTAAATGAGCGAATTTGCAAGTTTCGCTAATAACTTGCACTGTCTTTAATACAAGCAAATCATACTTGGTCAACCCTACATCATGAATTTCATCCATATCAATCTGAAGAGTACAGTAGCCATCTTTCTCGAACACACCGTAATTGTCAGCTAAAGTAATTGGACTAATAACAATTCCTGCTGGATGTACCGACTGTGCATGCTTAATACCTAACAAGCCATCATAGTAATAAAACAATTTCGGATACTTTTGTCTTGCTAAATCAGGATCGGAGTTAAAACATTGCTTAATTTCTTTGACTTTTTGAATAGAATATTCACACTCACTAAAATCGGTTTTTGGGTGGCTTAATTCCCAATTAAGTCGAAATGCTTGTCCTATCAGATCAATAGCAGCCAAATCTTTCAGTGTCGAATATGTAGGAACTCTGGCTGTTTTAGTTTTACCGAATTTATCTATAATATACTCAAACATTTCTGGTCTATCCGATTCTACAACATCAACATCAATATCTCCTACTTCTACTCTGTCTTCATTACAGAATCGAGAAAATACTGTACCCCATTTTTCAGGGTTTAAGTCAATAATATCGGTAACATACGCTGTTCTTGAACCACCAACTGAACCTCTTGAAAAGCCTATTGGTTTCCCTTGATTTCTAAAATGTGAGAGAATTTCACTCATTGAAAGCATAAAACCCGACATACCTACTTTCTTAAAGACTCTCAGTTCTTCAGGTATTGCTTTATCAAATCTATTCTTTTCTTCTGATGAAATAACGCCATTATCAAGCTTCTCTTGATATTTTTGATATACCAATGAAGTAAATTTTTGTTCGTCTTTTTCAGCACTGCCATACAAAATAGGGTACTTAATCGATGTATCAAGCATAAACTCTTCGACACTATCTGCCATAACATTGGTGTTGTTAATAGCCTCTATGTATAAAGAACTCGGTATTGCGTCCTGTGTTGCGAAAGCTTTCACTAATTCATCGTAAGACTTATACACTAAGTCCATCTTATCTTCGCCTTCGTAATGTTGTTTTTTAGCATCTAAGATTACTTGTCTACACTCTGCTTTATAAGCATTAACTGAGTGGGCGTCTGTTGCAGCTATTAGCGGAATATGATATTTCTCAGACAGATATGCTAAATGTCTATTGTATTCAATTTGTTCTTTGCAATTGTGTGGTTGAATTTCGAGATAATCATACCCTTTAACTAATTGTTCATACCATGTATCTTCTACAGGTAA